AACAATTGCTCGCCAATATCAAAGTTTACCGAGTTCTTAATCTTTATGTATACATCACTACCAATGACACGAAGAACTTCTGATTGTGCTCCTGATGTTACACCAGTAACATTTTGATTGATAACAACAGGAACTTCAGTTCCATTGTCCTCATTGCCACTAACAGTAAATTTATAGACAGGGAAGAGTTGAATCTGTTGATATCTCTTGCCATATCTGTCTTCACTACCAACTGCATTTTCAATTCTGTTAGTAATTGTTTTGACAGAAGCCGATCTCAAGTCAATGACAGGTGATAGATAAGACTGCTCTGAAGACAACTTAAGTTTGTATGCGAGAGAAGTGTCTAGATTATTCAAGCTTTCATTGATGGTAGAGGCAACAACCTTTTGATTCAAGAAATACTGCTCTTCGTTCAGGAAGGTAGTTTCAAAATCAGAGATAGAATAAGAAGTAAAATTAGTAGTATTACTATCAACAGGGACAATATTAGTAGTTCTTACCATGCTATCAATCTTTGTACCAGAAACTTGTAGGTATGGAATCTGTGCGTAGAGTTTCTCGTACTTTCTATTGTACGATGCTAGTACAGTTGAACCACCAAAGAATCCAGTGTCTGATGCTCTAGTAGGACCATAGATGTTATAAGAATCAATACCAACATTATATACCTGGAACAAAGATGATTCTACCGTGTTGGAATCATATCCAGCAAAATCTTCTAGACCTCTGAAGAATACTTTGGAGTCTCCACCAGTTTCAAACCCATGATCTCTATGGTATACCTTAATAACAGAACTGTTGTTTTTAAAGAGACTAGATGTTGCTGTGCTATTTGCAAGCGCATATGTCTCCATTGGATTGTTTTCTAGCTTTGTGTATCCAGGATCTTCGTTTTTAATTAGAATTTCTCCAGATCTGGAGTTATCAAATTCTGCTCTGTAAAGAGTAAACTTAATATCCTCAAATAGATCTTCAGTCCAGTTATCTACGTTTTGTGATTTGAATACAGAACCAAGTAACGGTTGTGCGTTAACAACGATACCAGAAGAGATATCAGTATCACCTAGTCTAGATGCCCATAGTTCGTATTCAATACTGTCACACTCAATGTTGAGTGCATATTCAGAATTGTTTTGTAGATATACTGGATACTCGAAGTTGAATCTAGTGGGAGTTGTAGATTGAATTGATCCTGCTTCATCAATGGCAATACCCATTCTGACTGCTGGTTCATCAATTTCAATTTCTGATTCAATTACAGCACCGTTGTTTCCAGCACCAGTTCCTCTAATAACAATAGATGGTGCTTCAGTATATCCTCTACCTGCTAGCGCAACTTCGCTAAAGAAGATTTGACCGCCAGAGACTTTAACAGATCCAGTAGCATTACTACCACCAGGTAGTTGAGGACTCTCTATAGTAATAGTTGCATTCTCATAACCAGATCCAAGATTGGTAATATTGAGTTTAGATACACGACCAGAGTCTTTTGCGATCTTTAACCCAATAGTAGCATTGTTTGCATTGTTGTATGTGGTTACAGAATTTAAGGTCAGATCTTCATTAGCAATAAAAGAACTACCATTATGGTTACTCAATATAAATGTATATACTTGCTCATTAGTGAGGAAGATATCGCCATTAGAAGAAGGAACAACTTCAAAGTTATTTCTATCCAAAATTTTAGCAATAGGACCAGATGCAAGGCTCTGTCTACCAGTTATTGACTCGTCCTTTTTAATAGTGATGTTTCCAGAAGAATATACCTTGATAAAAGTATCAGGATATAGAGTGGTTTGAGTTCCAGGTAAAATATACTTGCCAGGCTTGCCACTCTCTACATTAGTGACGTAGATTCTCAAAGGAATAGATGAACTCTTCTTATTGAAGAATAGATCAACACCAGTTGTAAACATACCACCTTCAAAGTTTTCCACAGAGAAAGTTTGTGCCATTGGATTTGGTCTTGCACTATTTTCTGTATTGCTATCAATAGTTTGAACGCCCTCATTTGCTTTGAAAATAGCAGGTGCTGTAGAGATAATGGATGCAGGTGCTTCTGGTAGAAGACCTGTAGCATAGAACTTAACTTCTGCGAAAGAATCTACAGTAGTGATATCAGAGTCACTAGAACTAGAAGTAAATCTAATTGTTTTTGCACCTGTAGAGAAATACAATTCTTCTGAAGTATCATCCATAATCACTGTATTGATATCACCTGTCCAAGAAGTATTTTCCTTTGGAGCATATCCTGATGGGACTAGAATAATTCCACTAGCATTACCATACTCGTCGGTAGTAATATTGCTACTGAATACCGTTGGAGAGTTTCCTGCAATACCTGTAAATCTAGAGTCTGGATTAACCCACCGACCAATGTTTCTCTTCTCCATAAAGACACTCAACTGTGTCTTTGGCTTCATTCTTCTAATGATAAATTTGATTGGAATAGATCTAGCAAAGAACTTAAGAGCATTTGCTACATTAGTACCATTAATAGTTTTGTATCCTACACCCTTTGCAATCTCATTATTTTGCGGACTGATATTAGAAGAAGTTGATGTAGTCGCACTCTGTACAGTTGCCTCTGCAGTTCTAGTATTATTTTCAGCAAAACTCTTCAGGTTGTAGAATGACTTATCTACACCAACCCAGTTAATAATAAACGAGTTATAGATACTGGAGAATGCAACACGAACATCTTGCTTACCAAGGAATACGGAGAACAAATTGGTATTGTTATCTGTAACTAAAGGTGCCACAGTGTCATTGTACCACTGATCAACATTAGGATGAACTGCAGCATCACCAACATATTGTAGGACAACAAATGGGTTTGGATTTAAAGTTTTTGTAGCAAAATCATTATTCGCATAAGAAACATTAGAGAATGGTAGTGTTATAACACCATTAGAATTAGTATACCCAGCAATTCTTCTTTGATCTGCTCTTGTATTAACTTCCTTTAGTGTAAAATTATCCTCTTTGGACTGTGGTCTCAATACAGATTGTTGTGCATCGATAGAACACAGATAATCAATAGATTTAACATTACCTACAGTATGAGTCTCGTAGTTATCAACTAGGAATCCACTCTTGGTCTTATCAATACCTAGAGTATCTTTAACTTGCATGTTAAGTGCTTGCTGTTCAAGAATACTCAACGTGGTGTAATATTCAAGACGCTCAATACGCTTCTCTAGTTTACCGATGTCACGCATCGTGAAACGACGGTTGTCAACAGGAGTGATTCTTACATCTTTACTTGACTTGGTGAAAGCAGGAATGAAGATGTAATAGAGAGGAATGCCATCCTCAATGATTTCTGGCTTGCTTGGGTTGAGTGATGAATTACCTTGCTTGATAATAAACTCACCCTTCTTATTCAAGAAAACACCATCAATTCTATCCAGATACTGTGATTCAGTAAAGGAAATAGTATATGGTAGAGATCTAGCAGAAGATGGTGTACTGGATACAGAACCACCTGCACCAATAAAGTTGATGTATTCTGCTTGTGAGAGTAGTGAAGTATCTTGGAATCCAGTAATAATAGCAGTAGAGTCTACCTTCGGTCTGAAGTCAATGACGTTCTTCAAACTCAAGTTGCCATGTACAACAGAGTTGAAATCGGGGATCTCATCTGCTACAACACCTGCCTCATGAATATATGAGTCAACTGTATAGAAGTCACCTTGAGAATGCTCGAAGTAATCAAATGCTACAACTACTTGTCCTGCAGGTGGAGTAAAACCAGGCTTTAGTACGATTCTAGATACATCATAGAATGTATCTCTTTGTCCATCATCAAAAGTAAATCTATCAGTTAGATCAGTACCAACAACCAGGTTACCATTAACGTCAACTGTTGGAGGAGCAGATGTGGACCCTTCGTAAATGTATCTTACTTTAAATGCATCCGAGTAAGATAGAACTTCACTGCTGTCACTATCGTAATCAAGACCACGTAGAGGCAATACCTGATCGCCAGCAGAGGTGATGACAATTCTCTTGTTTTTAATTGCTGTCTTGAGCTTGGGTCTACCTTTAGAAACTTCAATGGTAGCAGTCAACTTCAATTTGGGGAAGTTAGTTACATTATTACCAAAATAGTTACCAGGGAAGGTAAGTGTGATACTACCAGAAGATAGACCAGATGTAGCGTCAGTAGTATTAAGGATGCTGACAAAATCTGGAGACACATAAACAACATCACCAGTTTCAACTAGATCAGAACCACCCTTGTCTAGAACAGTGATTAGGAAATCTTTTTCTGTGAAAGGAACAAATCTCTGTGTACCAAAATCTAATTGAGCAGCAAATGTAATGTTGCCACCATTGTCACTACCAGTAGTTACAAAATCTCTTCTGATGTAATAACTAATCTTGGTGTCTTCTGTGGACTTGACCAGACTACCAACTTCTTTACTACCAGTTGGGAACAGAAGTGTAGATGTGGTTCCATTTGTAATAATAGGACGCAATCTAACAACAGCTACTGATGTTACTGCATCAGGCAGGGCACTATTGAAATAAATTCTGGACTTATCAGTTCCTTTTGGAATAGTTACTAGATCTACAACAAATTTGTTTAGTCTACCAGTATCATCATTAAATTGAATAACGTCACCTTGGACGAGCATGAGTGATGCATCTGCACCAAATCCATTACACTCAACATATTTGTAACCTTTAGTTCCACTAAATGTGTATTGGGTTACAGCTTTTGTTTCGGAGAATTCTGTATCTTGAGTTTCAATATCAGCAGAGAACTTACTGGAAGATCCAAACTCTGAATATAGAGACTTAACATTCTGTGCTGTATAAGTCAGAACAGTGTTCTTGAATAGAACAGGAATAACATTAGCAAAAATCGTACTAGTTCCTTCAATGTCAATAGTTGGAGGTGCAGAATATTCTGTCTGCAGAACATCTCTATTTAAAATTTCGATCTTGTAAAGTGTTCCTCCATTGATGCCTACATTGACATCTTTAAGCTCAAAGCGAGTGCCATTAACAGAAACTCTAGAACCAGTAGTATATCCAGTTCCTTGTCTAGAAACAACGAAGTGAGAAATAGTATTTTCTCCTGCAATACGTAGGAGATCTCCTTCTTCGCTTGTAATTGTCTCACCAGGCAAGAAGGTCCCGTAGAGAGTCTTAACGTAAAGACTCTTACCAAGAGACAAGAATCCATTTGTATTGCCTTCTACAACCCCATAGGCACCACTGGTGGAACCTGTGATGTATTTACCAGGTGCAAATCCGTTACTAATAGTAGAATCTACAAGCAAACGAGTGAAGAATACTGGATTGAAATAGGATAGATTAAATTTACCATTGTAAATTGCTGTTCCATCAGCAAGTTTACCGCGAGAAATAACAATATCGGTGTCTGCATTAAATCCATCAGGTCTGCCAACTAGGCTGACATCTTTTGGTTTTGCTATACCAACCAAAGGTACAATAGTATTGCTATAGTCAACGATGTAACCTACATCATTGATCTCTTGCTGAACTTCTGCTAAAGACTTATAAAGGAATCTTCTTTTTGTAGATACATTATCATCATACTCAAGGAAGAGATTATCTAGAAAATCTTTTCTACCAAGAACAGTTAATTGTAAATACTGTGCGTTGACATCTCCAACTTCTGGTCTGGTTATTTTTGCGAAAGAAAGAACTTTTACTGTTTCAGTAGACGCTACGCCATTAGTAGAAGTTCTGGAAGAAACAAAATGGAGAGTTTTGATATCTGCCTTATCGGAAGGAGTATTTGGTTCAATACTTGACTCATTGATGAGACCTAGATCAATTGCTGCTTGTAAGTAGATAGTCTTGATAGCATCATCTTTTCCATATCCAAGACCTCTTCTTTGGATAGTTTGGATGTAGTTAGTAGAAGACTCTAGATCATTACTACCATTGACTCCATCATTATATGTGGAGTTTAGGAAGATAGTTGGATATGCAGTTAGATCAGCACCTTCGGCATTAAGAGGAAGAGTGTTGAATACATTGGTAATAGTAAACGATGAGAGACCGTTCGACTTGATTGTTACATTGTCTCTAGAAAGCGTATCCCTCGCTTTATCAATGTCAATATACTTTGTTTCTTTGTTGACAATTTCAAAACCACGGACATATGCTTTACCAGGTCCGATGGTGGCAACCATCGTATCCGCTGCTTCAGAAGCACTCAATCCATTAGGACCAATAAGTCCATTGACACCTGGTGCATATACACCGCGATTACCTGGTCTTTGATAAAACTCTCTGATATCAAAGTCAAACGAATCTACAACATAGTCACCAGACTCGTCATAAGTTCTTCTAGCAAGAGTATTCTCAAGCGTATTATATGCAGCTTGTCTTACCTGCTTTTGGATAACTCCATTCTTAATAGAAAGAAGTTGAATAAAATTCTTGTCTGTAGTTTCTTCAAAAGAATATCGTACTAGACCTAAACTAATTTTTAGACGATGTGCTCCAGGAGCAGCATAGTTGGAAGATCCAAATGCATTATCATATAGTGTGGGATCTTCTTCTGGAGTTACTAGAGTTTCTGTAACCTTAAAACCAACTTTTACAGAAGGATTGTCACTATAACCATCAACAACAATTAAATCGGCAGAATTTCTTACAAAATATCCATTAACAAAATATACGCCTTCTTCTACTTGCACAGCAGAAGCAAATCCCATGGCACCACTTTCTACAAATGTAGTAACTTGTGTGTCTGGGTCAGTTACTGCAACACTAGTAGGTAGAACAGACCCGTCAGTACCAACAACAAGAAGAGGGCTGTTAATGCCATCGACAACTTCGAGTGTTTCTCCTTGACGGAACCTTTCTTCATTTCCTCCATCACCAGCATTTAAATATTTTACGTAAAGAGTATCGGCACTATTATCGGTTGCACTTACAATAGATTGTACAAGAGCAACAACACCAGAAGATAATCCATTGATCTTTTGACCAATTAGATTATTGATATCATATTTTTGGTAAATGATTTCGTCATCTACACTTACAGCAACTTCAGAAACAGACGATAGTTTTACAAAGTCAAGTTTTTTATTCAGACCAACTTCACCAGGGACAACTAAATCGCCCTGTTTAAAAGAATATTTACCATAACTTTCAATCTGATTCTGTAGGATCGACTGGGTAGTATTCAGCTCCCTCCCTTGAACAGGATAGGAAGGTCTGAATAATACCTTATAGAAGTCGTTCCCAGAATCGTAGTCGTCAAAATATGGTGCGGCTTTAAGATTAGTCTTCTGTGGCATTGTATTAAACTACCGTCTTGTTTTCGTTTATAATCAGAATTCGATGACTAACTTGATATCCTCAATTTGGTCAGCTGCTCTGGTGATTAGTCTTCTGTTCTCTATGTATATGAGGTCTCCCGAGTTGTTTTCAATCTCTGGAGATGCAAGACCATCAGTAAAGATAGCACCCACCAATTGAGTTCCATCTGCCAAGGCAACTTCAACTGTTCCTTGTGAAGCAGAAGCAGCACCAGTGATTGCATTGGCAGCATCAGATGCGAAGTCTCTTACGATTCCATTGCCATCTTGATGGTACTCTGGACTCTGGATGTACTTCAGAACACCGCTACCAGGTGTTCCAGGCGTGGGAGTAGGAGAACCAGCATCTAGGGTCCAAGAGACTACAGTGCCCTTTGCAGTGCCTCCAGTAACGGTCTGTGAGATCATCTCGTCAGGAGTGAAGTTTCCAGTTGCTCCAGTCAATTTAACTGACTTTAGACCAGAAAGAGTATCTGCTGTAGCGAAGGTAGTTGTACCGTACTCAAGAGGGTCCTTGATAATACCGATACGACGGAAGTCGTTATCTACAGGGAAGTCACCAGCGTTCTCAACAAAGGTGAGACGAATGTTCGTCATAACACGCTTTGTGTTAAGTTCAGTTTCAAAGTCAGATCCGTGACCACCTTGAGGAGGAAGAATAACTTCTAGTGCTGCAGCCGAAGTTGCTGCTACTGCTTGTGACACAGTAAGTGCTGTATCCGTAAACAAACCAATTGCTTCCGTGCTACCAGAAACTCCAGAAGGAACACCAGTTACAACTGGAACAGATGCATAAGTGTAACCAGAACCTGCTACTTCGAGTTCTGCAGCGGAAATAGCACCACCAGCAACTGTTAGTTTGACAACACCACCAGTACCGTCTCCCATGATAGGAGCATAGAAAGTGCCGTTGGTAAGACCTGTGCCAGCATCTTTGATAAGAGCGACATTAATAGAACCAGCAACAGCGGCTGTTTCAGTTGCAACTCTGGTTGCTTCTCCTGCTGCCGAAATAGGCATGAAGTCAGAAGAAAGGAATGCTAGTACATCATCGGTAGGCATGGTATACATGTACTTCCAGATGTAAGAAGCATCAGGAGCAGTAAAGATTCCAGCAGCATATGTACCTAGACCTGCTGAAGGATTGGTCTTGGGTTCATGAACTACGTTAACACCAGATGGGTTAGCGATGCTTTCACCATTATAAAGGCACTTGAATACTTCATAGTTCTGGTTCATTACATAGAACTTTGAAGAACCAATGCCAGTTGCACCCGTAGCAGTAGAAACACCAATCTGTCCACCACCAGCTGGGGTAGCGGAATAATTTGGTTTCCACATGTCAAACTTGGGATTGTTTGCTGTATCCCAGTTGTATCTTCTTACAACAGATCTTGCATAAGAAGAAGTAATTCTTTTTGCAGCAATAATGTCGTCGTAAACGCTAAATTTCTCGGTTTGGTTGTCAAGAGGTACAGGAGGAACATTCTCTGTAGAATATCTGTAGACACCTGACGTTGCGGTAACACCCGTATCTGCCGAACCATCAGACTCTTTTAGTGCTGATCCCAAAGCAGGAGCAGCAGTTGGAAGAGGACCAACCGATTGAATGAGAAGACTATTAGGACAAACCTTTGCGATAGTGCCCTTGAATGTAGCACTGCCTAAAGCAGCACCAACATATACTTGATTACCAGCGGTAAAAGTCCCGCCATCTGTAGCATAAACTTCTAAATACGAATCCCATGCTTGGGGTCGGCCAACAAAGAAGTACATGCGACTTCTGTCAGCACCAGTATCACTAGCGCCTTCTGTTAAAGACTCTAGGAACTGCTTTGCATTAAAAATTCTGAACTTTTCCGAGATAATAGCAGCCATTGAAAATAAGAGATACGGGTTGGATTTCTGTGTTATTTATATTTATACGGTGTTTCTAGAGAGTTGTCTCTAGACCGATAGTCCTAATATATGTACCAGCAATATGTGTTTCTGCTGTTGTGTTGTTAACACCTCTTGTAACGCCAATCAAACGATCAGATAATTTAGATGTATAAGTTACAAGTTCTTTACCGACAAGTAATCTACCACTATCAGGGAAATTAGTGGTATCTGGAATATAGATGACAACAGAAGATGCAGTCAACGGCGCATCTAGATAAGACATCAACTCTTGGATAGATGGAATTCCAGGATTAAATAGAGTTCCATTAGTTGTTAATGATGTATCATTCAATGCCATATTATCCATCCAAGTATCAACACCTTCGCTGATACCATTGAATTGTGTATATGTCAATTCAAGTTGCTCAAGAGTAATACCCGATACATTTGCATAACCAACATCTAGGTACAAGTAATCAATAAAGGAAGCTACAGTGCCTCCCAATTTACCTTGTGAGTAGAATTGTGGATAAGTAACTGGATTTTCATCCAAGGCAATAACACCAGAATTAAAATATCTGGTCTTATCTGCTCGGAATGATGCAAATCCAATATCCTCTGCTTCAAGGAACACTCTAACGAAAGTTGGTTGCTCAATAGCAGCAGGTGATTGTGTTGCTACAACATATTGAATACGTGTAATGATATCCTGCTCGAATGGGAATCCCATTCCAATTTCAGGAGTAACTAAATCCATTCTCCTACCAATCAATCTCGAAGTTCCGAGAGGATTAGGAGATTGTATAATAGCAACATGCTCAATCAAGTTACGTTGATATAGATCAATAACAGAGGATGTAGTTTGAATAGTTGCATTCAACCCTTCACCTTGACCTCCAAAAATAGTTCTAACTAAAGAAAACTCTGGATGGTTATTTTCACGAAGAATATCATATCCTCTAGAAATAACAACTCTTGGAGGAGCAGTATATCCAGAACCACCATCTACTAAAATGATGTCAATAATTTGACCACCATATACCAAAACTTGTGCTTTAGCACCGCCACCCTCACCATTCGTAGGAATGAAGTTTAATACTGGTGGGCTATTATAGTTATAGGCAGTAGGATTGATAAGAATACTATTTTGGAAGAAATATGTTAGTTCCCTCCTATTCCAATTCAAAGAGGTTACCTTACCAATATCAATGGTTGTTGTAACTGACAGACCTTCACCAAGAACATCTCCGTTATAATCAGAAGCAGCAACTTTAGCAAAGAAGTTAGAAGAAGCATTACCACCTGCACGATAATCAGTTGTTTTAGCAAAAAGTGGAGAACTAATAATATTACGATATTCACTTTCGCCATCAATCATGATCTTATCTCCTCTACGGAGAGTTGGATGCTCTTTTAAAATCTCACCGCGATAGTCGTAACTATCAAAAGAATCGTTAGTAGGCAAGAAAGGAATATAGTTTGCTTCTTCACGATTAAGAATACGTTCTCCAGCAACATTTGTTGTATATGCAATTGAGAAGTCTGTAAAACTGATTGTCAAAGGATTTCCATCAAATCTATCGAAAGTGACATCAGACCCAGCAACAAAATCAATATTTTGTGATTTTAATACCGCAATCCATTGATCTCCAGTGCCCTTTTGAATACTGATAAGTTCACCCCAAACTCTATCTCCTTGAACAACACTAGTTTTATCACTAGTGTTTATAACATACCAAGAAGACATGGTATCGTATGTACCTGCACCATCAAAAGTTACAGTTGCTCTGTTATAGAAAACATCTTGTTCATAATTAAAGATATTAAGAGTAGATTGATAGTTCTTACCATACAAACGAATAATATCTACTCTTGCACAAGTATAAGATCCATCTGCCTGTTCTGAATACTCCAATGGTTCCATGAAAGTAATTGAAGCTCCATTGATCTTGTATGACAGATTTTGCTTTTGGAGAACGCCATCTACGTAAACATATGCATATAATGTACTATCAATAGTTCTTACATTATTATTTGAGTCATAGATTAGATATTGATTGTTTTGAGTATAAGGAACTATTCTCTTGTCGATACCAAGTCTTTCGTATAGACCTACACCAAATCCGTAAAAATATGCTTCGTTCTGCAGTTCTTGTGGAAAAGCATCTGCATCATAGAGATCTTTGTAGTTTTTGGGTGCTTTGACAAAAGCGATACGATCTGTTTTGTTTGCACTAGAAAATCTTCTGATCTCATAAGAACCTTGCTGCAATACTCCATCGAGATATACAAACAAGTCTTCATTGACCTGTGTTTTTACAACACTACCATCTTCCCAGTTCAAATCAAAGATTCTAGTTCTGCCATCAAAAGAATCTGCAATATTTTTTAAACGCTTTAGATAACGTGCATTATCTGTATCTTCTCTGAACTTAAATGCTCTAATATATGCATTCTGTGGGGGAACAAGCTGATCTTCAGTAACTCTTGGACCAAGTGGTGGTTCAAAGAAAGAAAGTTGGTTACCTACAACTTTAAAAGAATATCCTGGTCTTTGTGCAATACCATCAATGGTCATTAAAATTTCTTGCTCATTATATGGTGTGTATGCAGTACCAGTTGCAGCATCGGTAATAGTAAACTGTTTGTTGCCGATTTTCAGACCAGTCTGTGAGTCATATCTACCGTCAAAAGCAGGAGACAACTTAAGTTCTCTTACTCTGGTAAGAGTTTCGTCAAAATCAGATATAGAAACTGATCCTTCACCTCTAACAACTCTAGAGTCTTTTACTTTGATTATCTGTTGCTGGATAGTTCTCTTTGTAGACAAAGAAGACACTGCAAGAGGAGGACCACACAAATACATGGTGGACTTAAATGTTTTTTGATCAGAAGGCATATTAGATACACCTTCAGATTCCAAGTAGACTTCACCAAACATCTTAAATCCAGCTGGATGTGTGGTATCTTTAATTACATCACGCCACTGGTTAATTGGTGTCCTAGATCTAACAACATAAGAATAATCTTGATAGAAATTAGAATCATGAATTCTTTGATTGCTAGAACTTACCTTTCCTCTGTCGGAAGTAAATCTACCAATTGTTTTTTCTCTAGTAACAATGTTAGGAGTAAACGAAGATCTACTGATTGTTTTAATACGAGCAGTTTTCTTTTTACTCTTTCCAATTATAGTCTGTCCTTCTTTGAAAACACCGACAATATCTTCCAAACGTAGAATATTAGATCCTACTCTCCATCCATTTTGAGAAACTATGCCTTGAGCAACAATAACACCATTTACTTTCTGTTCAACAGTTTCGCCAGGTCTAAATGCGTCTAAATCAAAGGTATCAAGAATAAAAACATTAGGTGAATAGTAATCTGATCTAATCGTACTATCACTATGGAATCCAGATCCATTTGTTACAAAATTAACATTTTGTGGAAGACCAATATTATCAGACACAAAGAATATCTTATTGTCTGTTTCAATAATTTCTAGTTTTGGTGTGGTGGTATAATTACCAGGATCGGTAATTCTGACTTGAGTGATGATACCATCCTTTACATCAGCAATTGCTTTAAGACCACTTCCTAGACCAGAAGAAACAACGACTTCTGGTTTGGAATATTCTTGACCTGGAGTAACAATATCAATTGAAACAATTTTATTAGTAGATATATCCCTAATAGCAGTAACAACTGCTTTGTATCCATCTGCAGGGACTACACCTTTAATAATTGGCAACTTATCATATTCAGATCCAAGATTGTCTAGCTTGATAGAATGAATCTTACCAACTGACTTGCCTGTATATCTAATATCTCCAGTTCCATCGTATTGGGGAATATCGGAAAGTTTGTAGACAACTTTTTTGTCTGTGGTATACGCAACTTCTTTTCTACCTGACAGAGGATCATCAACAATACGAAGATAAGATCCTTCAGTATCAGTTGTAGAAGAAGTCAAGAAATAGTAGTAACTTGTGAAGTTGACATCTTTTCTTGTTTGTTCTCCAATGTTTGCACCATATCCAAGTCTAATTCTCACAAATGCACCAGCATTACCAGGTTCATTCAAACCAACTTCTTTTTCTTCAGTAAAGACATTAAAGTTTGGACTAGTTGAGATATCAAGGTAAGAGTTCAACATCGAAGGATGACTTACATCAAACTTGTAGAAATAATACTTCTGAATATCTACAATAGGATTAGTGAGGAAATTTGTATTATCTGTAGAGAATAGTAGTTTATCACGAATATCATTTACAGAACCGACAGTAACAATTTTTTGTGGATTACTGGTATCAACAATTGAAGATACTGTAGTCAAAGCAACAGGACTAGTTGCATTATAATCCCAATTGACAATTAGTTTTTTAGTTCCCTCATTATAAGAAACAACTACTGGTGCATTGACACCAGTTCCAATTCTCGTACCAGTTGCGAATCTGTAATTCGGCAAATAAGATACTAAATCTTTATTATTAGAATGATTAACTTTGGTAGTTCCTTCTTGAGCTCTTGCTACCGAAATATTTTTATTATCGGTATCTACAGCAGTAATTTTAACAATCTCGTTACCAATAGATACAAGATCATCAACTGATGCTGCAAAAGTATTAGTAACGTTTACATCTGTTCTATCAACACCAAAACCAACAAAATCAACGTTAATTAGTGGACCAGCAGCACTTGGTGCAGGATACACTGTGATAGTTCCACGAGCTTCTGGATGAGTTACACAGACATATTGATATACACCAGGAACTGTAGGTACAAAGACAATAGGATCTGTAACAGACCCACTGTTAGTAACACCACCAGCAACTGAATAATCGATAGTAAATTGAGCACGACCATCATCTTTGAGTCCCAGCTCTATGTCAGATACAACATGCACTGCATGACCAGGCATTGGTTGTAAAGTAAGAGTAGATCCTACTCGTATTTCATAATTTGGGTTTCGCTCTCCTTGATCATCTTCAAATCTGAATTGAGGTTTGAGACTACCTGGAGGGCTGTATACATCAACACTGGTAATTGCAACACCACTGATAGTATCATCAGTAGTTAAGTCTTCACCTTCAGTATCAGCAACAAAGTAAGTGAAAGCAAAATTGTCATCATCTTTAGAAATATAGATGAGATTAGTACCACCAGCATCATTTTGGAAGAATCCTCCGACACTACCCAGTGCTGTTACTACAGTTGGATAATCTGCTTCAGCAACGAAGAATCTTTTTTGTGCATAAGACTCAACTTCTGTTTGATTCAAATACACCATCGATAGAATCGGGGAGATGTCTGAATCAGCTGCATCTACTTTAGCAATAGCAGATGGATCAATTGTTAGGATATCGTCTGCTTTATAATTTGCACCAGCACTAGTAATAGTAATATTACCAATATTACCACTGTTATCAAAATTAGCAGTGTCTACACTTACAGATGCCTTTGCTGCTACTACATCAGATCTCGACAAAGCAGAATTAGCAAATACAAGAGGGACATCAGTATACTCCCCAGAAATGTAATCTTTACCTAAACCAAGTACAGTAGACTCACCAACACCAGTATCATCAACCTTTGCACGATATTCATTTGGAAGTAAAGTAATCTCTTGAAACTTTTTCTTCGTTACATAATAAGTTGTTTCTGTAGTAGTAGGATCTGGATCTACTGTGATATTAATAATATCTCCAGTACCAAAATCATGATTTTCAGTTGTTTCTAGAATAGCAATAGACTCATCAACGTCAGTAATATTAATATTTCTACTTAATTGATTAATAATTACAATCTCTGTTCCTGCAGTATTACCTAGGTCAGAACTTTTAAGAATTACTTCACCTTCATTATAATTGAGGTAATCAGAAAAATCACCACTCGTAACCTTTAGACGAACTGAATTTTGCTCAACTGTTTGACTTAAGATTTCTCCAGTAGCAATTTCTGTTGTTGGATCCTCAAATAGAACTAAAGCAAGAGTTGCTCCTAGTGTATAAGAACTATTTTGAGATACTAGTAAATTGATTACTTGAGTAGAAGAATTGATTTCATATCCAGACTCAAAAGATCCCGTGATATTTCTAACACCAATTTCATTCTCGTCCGAAATGTCTCTAATAATTTCACCAGTTGCACCTGTAGTCTCTTGAGTGATAATATCACCCTCAAATGCAAAGAAACTAGAAAGAGATGTCAATAAAGCTGCTTTGGTCTCTTTAGACTCAATACTGGAGACAGTCTTACCAAATGTAGATGCAACAATACCAGCAGCACCAGATCCACCAGTGCCACTGTCATCTACGTATATTCTTGATCCAATTTGGAATGTAGGTTGAGAATCTTCAATGCTTGCGATATTAACAAATCCTTTACTTACAGAATCAATATACGCAACTTCTCCAGAACCATTCTTTAACGTTCCTGGAATGAATAAACGTTCGGATGTAGCAGGAATAGATCTTTGAGTTACTTTACTTTCGTAGTTAGACTTAACTGGTAGAGAATAGAAGTTCTCTCCAAGGATATAAGGATATACAGGAGTATTAGTAGCATCAATAGTTACAAAGTATGCATATGTACCTTGTGGATATTCTGGTGTGACGCAGAATCTACCATTGTTGACATCAAGACGAGTCTTACCTGTATCAACAGTAGCAATCCATTCATAGTCGTCTACAAACGTTCCCATGTCATATGGAGCGTCTACTGGACCATCAGTTCGACTGGATTTAAGCTGATACCCACTATTCATCCTCGCAATAGAGGACTGATCAGATAGTGGATTACTAAAACCGTAAGGACCATAGATAGGATTGCCATCATAAGCATATCCTAGGATGGGTGAGTGTGTTAAAGTGGCGGTCTCTTGGAATTGAGTTGGTGTTAAATTGTCCCCTAGTCTAAAACGAAGACGTTTGGGGTTTGCAACCACTCCGTAGTAAAATTCATTTTCTATGAGGTCTTTTATTGCAAGACCACCATTATCATCAATGAAATTAGAATTATTAAAAAATCGGTCTTTTACCCAACGGTAAATTGTGGCAGTTGCAGTGGCAGGATTATTTCTTGCCTCTTCTACAATTTGTACTCGTACATTCTCTTGAGTATAGAATTTACCGCCATCAACTTTTTCAAATCCAGTAATCTTACCTTTGGTATCAACAGTCGCTCTAAATTCTCCAAATCTACCTTTTCCTGCTAAATCGGTAATAAGAACAACTGGAGGCGCTGAATAATATTCTCCAGCATTGATCAAACGAATACTAGTAATTTCACCAGAAGTTACAATAGCTTCTGCTACACCATTTCGCCCACTAACAATTTCTACTAGAGGGTCTGCTGTGTAATTCTTATCGAGACGAGTAAATACAGAGTTTACAGTATCACCGACTAAAGTTGACAAAGCTAGTTGCTCTTCACCATTAATAAGGACAAAAGGAGGTTTTGTGTATCCAGAACCTCTGGAGGTCAATGTGTAAGATTGGATGTTGCCATATGCAATCTGATCCTCGCTTTTATATCCAAAAGCAATACTACCGTCTACAAATACACCAATGTCTCTAAATGGTGTTTTGTAGACTTCAGTGGTCGTACTAGTAGTTTTGGGAACAAGCTTGAGTTGATTAGCATCAACTAGGTTGGGTTGATCCTGACCAGTAAGAATAGGTGTTGATGGGTATGAAGATGTTGCAATGTAGTAATACTGACCGTCTTGATAGACAGCACTGACATCAGCCAAATATTTTTGAAGTGGGAGACCTACACCAGGATTAAGAGGAACTGAAGCATAAGCACCTGTGGTATTTACTTTCCACCTTACAGATCTAGATGATTCGTCATAAATGATGGTATTTCTAGTTTCAAATCCAGGTTTAGAAATCTGAATCTTATCTCCTGTTTGAGAGTAAGGATATACTACATCTGGAGAAAGTTTTGTTAAAATGCCATATAGAAGCAAACTAACATCATCACTTCTTACATTAGAGTAACTAGTTACAATGTCACCGACATTGTGAATTCTCGTGACAGTTCCACGTTCTTTAATAACAAACTGTCTAGCAGTCTTTCCTTCGTACTCAATGATCTCGCCATTGATCTGTACAAACCCTTCTTGGGAGCTCCAACCTAAAGTAGAGTCTACAGTGATTGTATCGTTAGTTGTAAGAGAGGTCCCCAAAACCCTGTCCAGCACTGTCTTTTGGGGGATGTTAAAATTGCCATTTACAGAAACAGGGTCGATAATTAAATTATAAAGACCATAGTCTCCTACTTTACCAATTTGGATTATATTCTCTACATTAGCAGATGCATATGAAGATCCAATAGAATTCTTATCCTCTTGCTGGATAATAGTCTTACCAATCAATTTAGTGGCATCACCACTCAAAACAATTGCTTGTACTGCAAATACAGCAGACCAATCAGATTCTGATACCTTTACGGTGCTATCTTTTGGAAAGTATGTAGTTGGAATATCATCAGATCTCTTTGATACAATAGTATTGAAGATGAATCTGATAGATTTGTTGCCACCTTTAGTTTTGTAGAAGTCTCCAATGTTCTTGATTAGGAGTCTCTTGTCTACATCATCCTTCAAGTATGCTTCTGGGAAGTTAACTAGGTACTCACGCTCAAATGCCCTTACAAAGGCATACAAGAACAGATGGCTTAAGTTATGTACATCTTCACCAACATAGTGGTCTACTGCTGATGTAGACACAAATGTGGACTCATTGTGTAGGTCTCCGAGAATGGTTGTACCACTCACTCCTCTAGAGACATCTAAAAATTCTGTATCTGTTCTCTCTTTATAGAAACAGATTTCTGTTCCAACTCTAATATATCCGTTCTTCTCTGGAAATGAACTAGCATCAGCGACTACCAAAGTCGTGGAGGATGCATTTACAGTTAAAGCAACTGTAGTAGATTCTTTCAGTAAATTCTTCTCATAAAAATCAACATCACGATATGTCGTAATGTTGCTGATGATATCAAGAGGTTGACCGACCGATTCCTGTTGTCGATAGTATGCTTCTAAAATACTCGAAAAGTTTTCGTATTCAGAAACAATAAACCCAGGAAGTTGGTCTTCAATTAGAGCCGAAATCTGTGTACTCATCTATTACTCTGGATATACCGCGAACTTGCTGTTTGCAACATCTAGATCTAGATACATGTGTCTAGATGCATTAATGTCGTTGTTACGTGGGATCACTCGAACCGAGATTCTGTTGTCAAAGAAGGTTCCCTGTAAGATGGTTACATCATATAATTTGATTTCGCCTTCCTCATAATCAACATCGCCAATATTGTCGTTCAGGACAATCTTTTCACCTGTACCAGGATCCAATCTATATAGGACGATTTTACCATCCCTGTCTTCAAAATAAACGACAACATTGGGATAAGCAGTGACCTTGAATCCTGTTGACATAACAACAGGTCCATCTTCAGGACATGACAGCTTGAATGAGTTCTGGAAACAAAGTTCGTAATAAGTAGTAGTATTGATTTGTGGATAGAAATCCTTCCTCATCATTACTGTTGTAGTATTGGAAGTAACAGAACGATCAGCGTTGTCAATCACACCAACATACTTACTATATCTAAACTTACCGTTAAACTTCTCGGTGTCAGACAGTTTAGTATATTCTTCTACAGAATTTGTGACTTTAGACTTAATATCTGTAGGGAATTGATTTGTGATACGAGTATTGAAGCTGACTCTACTGTCTAACTCCAAATACAAAATTGATGGATCCTTAATCTCTGGAGTGACTGATGCCACAGCATAGTCTTTCAATCTAGCAATAATTTGCTTTTTAGTTACACTAGAGAGTGTAGCGCCACTATCAGGTTTGATAACAATCTTAACTTTACCAAATTCAGGGTATCTCTCCTCTTCACCACCATATGTAATAATGTCAGATACTGCAGGATAAATCTGCCTTACGATAGCACCATAGTCCATTGCAGTAACTGCTCTGTTCTGTGTGGCATATAGTTTAGGGGCATTGAATTTAATCTTATCAATACTCTCAATACCTGCACCACCATCAGCTGCAGAAACTGTCGTGATGTTAGTTACGGTAAGTGGGTATGCAACACCGTTATTATCCTGTAGCACACCACTAAATGTAAATACACTAGCGCCATTTGCAGCTGCACCACCAGAAATTAAGTATGATATCTCAACGTAGTTATTGTTCTCTAGCGCAGATCCAACTACACCATCACCAAAAAATAGTTGATATTGCTCATCAGCGTTTTCATCTACGTAATAGATCTTGTCAGATGCTCCAATATCAATAATATTGTTAATCTGGTTGTAGTATGCAAACTGTGATGAGTTCTCGATGGGGAATACTTTGACACGAAGTGTGCTAGTGTCCGCACCGCTGTTCTTTAGAAGGAACTTTTGATTTTTTAGTACCGTAGACTTGGTGTAAGTCTCTTCAATCAAAGTTCCTTCTTGGAGTACAACGTTCTCAAAAATTGCTTGACCGTTGATAACTCCCGCTTTATAATCATCAATTACGACAAAACGATATAACTGATCATCAAATGTAGTAACAAATCCCGTGCCCTTCTTCAAGGTAATGACACTTGGGTATGTTCCTGTAAAATTTACTTGAAAATTAACTGTTGCTTGCGGAGAAACAATAGACTTTGGTTTATATCCTAATTGTTTCGCAAGAGATACAACGTTATCACGGAGTGTTGCTGACTCCAAAAACAATTCATTAGCCACCATGTTCGTGTTGAACGCAGTGTAATACGTATTATATGCTAGTACATCTAGCAAATTACTCCAAGCAGACCCTTCAAAATCAAAATCTACAAAATCAGTCTGCGCTCTTAAGTAATCTTTGAGCGCAGTCTTGATGTCAGCAAAATCTAAATTATTGACTTGAATATACTTCATCGGGTTCTCTGTAAGAGGAAGTTGACGTTTTGAGGTGGTTCATCTTGGCGACCACGGATAGTGAACTCTATCTCAACATCAAAAGCATTATCATCAAAGTTTGGGTCAACTGACAATTCGGTCACCTCAACCCTAGACTCGTATTTCCTCAAAGTGGTTCTGATTTGGTCTTCGATCAAACCCGCTGTACCAAAATCAAGTGGTTCAAATAATAATTCAGAAATACCACAACCCAACTCATCATCGAAGAATCTTTCTCCAGGATTAGTCAATATAAGATTAACAACTGACTGCTTAACAGATGCATCGTCTTTAGTTACTAGTAAGTCACCCGTAATTGGATGAGGCTTCATAGTAACCTTTAAATCTTTAAAAGACTGTTGATTGGGCACAATAACACGATTTATTGTTTATTTATGGTCCTTTTTCTTATCTTCTGTCTTGCTCTTTTTTAAGAGCTTGTCAGACTCTATTTGAGTGATAAGAGTCATTCCTGATTTGATAAAATCTTTGCTCTTATCAGTTGGTGAATTACCCATTTTCTTTCTCCTTTAGTGTTTGCCAAAAATAATCATCGGTGTCTCCTAGGCGTCCCCAGTCGATTCCTGCCTCTACTTGGTATTCTATGGTAGATACTTTAAAGTCAGGGAACTTGGGTTCCTGTGGGGTGATAGAGAGGTCATACAGACGCATCCTGTTATTAGGATACAATGCATACTGACCATTCTCTAATGCAATGCAATTATGTGATTTGTGCTCTTGAGGCACTTCACTCACATTATTATCTATCACATCTGGATTTGCATGGTAGTTATCTAATGTAAACAAGTATTGACCTTTCATCAAACCATGGTCTCTTGTAAAGACTTCACAGTCCATTGATGATACAAATCCTTTGTTCATACATGCAACACCATAATCCATACAATTCCAAAATTGTAGGTTTTCCAGACTCATATCAACATCTGGTGTTTTAGGTGATCTTACAAATGCACTGATAGGGAGCTTATCATACATTGCTCCATATGTAGGCAAGTATGTCTCAAAGTAAAAAGCACGCCCAGGTATGCTTTTAGCACATACCCAGACGCCCTCTACAAACTCCCCATGCCCGTCTTGATGATCTCGTAAGTATTCCTTACGAACCCACACCTTCTTTGCAGGAAGATTGCAAATCAGATTCATCCTTTACCTTGACCACGATAACGCTTCTTTGCACTGTTCCGACTCGATGCTGCATACTTGGTGTTCTTACCGTTGCCTTGACGACTCTTCTTCGGAATCGGTTCAATGAACGAATTACCAGATAGAGATCGATTAACCCTTGCCATTATTCTAATGATGAACTTCTATTATTATACCACAGATCTACATTCCTGCCAATACCGTATGTGACCCTTCTGTCATCACTGCACCAAAGGATAACATATCACCTATACGGATTGTATCTAACATGTTAATTCGGACTCTTGTAGACCCCTTCACACATGTATCGATATGTGGCGGCTTATCACCACACACATGAACTGCAGTTACATCACCAACACGTACTGCCGCGAGTTTATTCACAAAGACATTTAATGATCCTGTAATTACAGGTACAGGTGGCCAACACTGATGACCACTCTCTAGATCTTTTAATCGACTGATTCCACTTCCTGCTGGCATTAACCTTCTCTCGCTTCTGCTTGCTTACTTAAACGATATTTAGTACGCTTCGTGTGATTTTGCCAGTTATTATCTACATCGATAAATGCTGGGAACTTCCAGATATATGGTGGACATGTACTTGTGACTGTAATCTCATAATGAAAACGCAGAGTTTTGATCAGAGACGGCTTATAAGCATGTACATAATTACTACCCCTCTGTGCTATATCATGTACTGCAGGTCCAACAAGCTCTCTACCTTCAGGTGTTGTCTGAAACGCAGAGAGCCTTCCCGATCCACCGATTCTCTTTAACTTCTCATCACGCTTAAAGGTTTTCTGCACTCCAAGTCCTCCCTGAAATGTGACACCCCTCATATTGTCCCTGGTACGTGGTACTGTGCTACCTTTGTAACTTTCTCCAAAACCTGCCTGCATATCATACATATACTTCTCCGTGTAATTACCAATGAGAGGGATTGGCAATACTAATGTGGTGACTCCAGGTGCTACACGGATACTCCCAAGACTCACAGCATCAGTGCCAGGTAACATTTCTGCTATCGTTGGTACACCTCCCGCTAATACAATACAACCAGGTGGCATGATACCAATACTGATACCTGTGATTAACTCGGGAGATGGCTGGGAAGGAGAAAATGATGTGCCTCCAGGACATATCAAGTTCGCTTGAGCAGTGACATTCACTATCCCCACGGTCTCGTAGATATTCAAGTTCACCCCATCCCGAAACATTCCAGGTATCACAAATGGTCCTGGGGGCGGCAGCATCTTCCACCCAGGTCCAGCACCTAAAGTAAACGTTGCTCCGTCAGGTATGAGAATTGCCATTATTCTAATTTCTTTAGTCTTTTATCTACATCATCCAAGTAATCTGTTATCTTCTCATGTGCGTCAGCACCAGGGCGTCTATACATGAGACTTGGAGATTTTAGACGCTCGACTTCATCTTTCAGTTCCCGTATCTCCTTGAATGCTATCGATAGCACCTCTTCCAGGTTCGGAGATTTCTTTGAGGAGTTCAAATCGTTCATCTTGTTTGTTTGGGTTCTTAAAGTTTTCGGACGCTCGTTTCTCGAATTGTTCGCAGAAATCATCGAACTCATTCAATACTTCTGCTTGCTTATTAATGAAGCTATCGTAGTCTTTCATGATTCAACTATTTTGGGCATTTTTTTGGCGGGAAATTTTTTTGATTTCCTTGTAATATTTATCTCGTTTGGGTAACACTTTGTAGGTTAGAGTAGTGGTAGGAGTCCCGCTCGGCGTTCGGGGGTATACAATAAAGGGGGCATTTTACTGCCCCCTGGTGTTACATAGTGTTGTCTAGTTAGTGTTAGTTAAGAGCGTAACGATTGCACCACTCACCGAATCCAATTCGTTGATCTAATAGTAATAACATGTCACGCAAGCGAGCACGGTGCAGCGAGTAGTGACCCGATGACCAATGGATAAACACCAGGCGAGACAGTGGGTAGAGTTGGATCTTGTCGGTGGCGCTGCTGTGGTCTCTGGTGTCTAGTGAAATCATCATGCTGTGGGTTGTGTTCTTTGGATAGTCTACCAGATCAGATGCAGGAGTCAACCCATCGGGCGAATGCCTGCAGTGCCATCATGTCGAGCGGGTCTGCTGTCTCAAAGATCGGGGCTGTGCTCCTGCGTTGCTTGGTGCTGTTCACAACGAAGACCTGATGCTCTGTCTCATCAGCGAACCATGCTGCAGAGTCGGGATCTGTGGCGTCCTGTCCTGTGAACACCGCTGCAGGTATGCCAGGGTAGACACGGCGGATCTTGTCAAACTCACTACAGGCACGGTCCAGCATGGATGAATCAAGATAGGTCTTGCCCTCCACAATGAATGCCAACTCTCCATCCTTATAGGCATGGATGTCCACCTGTGTTTTCTTGTATGACTTGCCGCCCTTGCTCTCAATCATGATATAATCGTTGTGCTTGCACACGATGGAGGGATCGACTGCATAAATCACTGCCTGTGCCACGTCCTCATAGAGGTCGCCCATCGATGCCCTCATCTTGCCGCCTGCGTTGTCTTCTGCCAGGTAGCGAGCATGTAGAGGGGCGATCGTCTCATCATAGATCCGAACGGCGTTGTCGAGATTAAAAGCGGTGGCGTTCATGGTGTCGTGTCGTTGGTGTTATTGTAGCATGGAAGGGGGCGACCCCTTACAGTTCTGCGAGCATCGCATCCATCTCGTCTGTGTCTACGTCATCGGACAACCAGGAGATGCCATCGCCTGTGATGTACTCGCCAAACTCATCGATGTAACGCTTCGCCCATTTTCTGTACCCGAGATTCTGGTTTTCTTTGGCGTGGCGGTAGATCATCTCATCGTTGCCGATCCAGAGGGCGACGTTCCATGTTGCGTGATTTGCCCATCCGTTCATGCTGTGTCCTTTGTTTGTTTGCTTGTGTGTATCCTAGTCGATGTGGTGGCGTTGCCTATGCCAGCAGTGCCAGTGCATCGGTTGTCACACTCTCGATTGATTCGTCAGCGTAGACTCTCACCCATCGGATGGGGTTGCCACCTGGCAGGATACGCCAGATCATCATGTCACCAGACTCGCCCATCTCACGCCAGATCTTGCATGCTTTGTATGCTGCATCGATCGTGGGGCTATAGTCGCAACCCCATCCATCGAAGTTGCCCCATGCTGCAGGTTGGACGGCGTAGGTTGGTTGATCCATTGTTTGTTTTGTTTCTTGAGTAAAGTCTACAGGGTCAGCGATCAATGTCTGTCGCTAATGTTCCAGTTGCTGGACTGGTTGGGTTCGATGCGACCTGCTCGCACTGCCATGCGATACTCATGTTCTGCCTGCTGTTGGCGTTGGATTTTCTCCATCACCTTCAGCATCAGTGGCGAGGGGTTCTCGCTATGCATAAAGAATCCAGTGCGTTCCATCAAACTAACCCCAGTGCAACTGCTTCCATTACGTCGCCATACTCACCGACGATATCACCGAATGAATCTCGGATGTATGCATAGGAGTTGGACTCGTCGTGCATGCTGTAGCAAATGTCCATCGCACGATCCAGATCGGTCGTGGTCTCTGACTCACCCAAGGTGGGGCAAGCGATTTCGTAAGTCGTTTCGTTCATGTCCTTATTATAGGGGCTGTGAGAGGCAGTGCCGAAACCTTGTGCCACTAGGTCGATCGTCCACGGGCGGCTGAATCGGTTAGTGTTAGTTAGTGGGGAAGTTCTTACAGACAGCATCACATAAGATACGGGTTAAATCTTCTTGAGTTTCAGGATACTTTCCCTCCCACATTTCCCAACAAAATGTTTCAATAATAGCGTTGATGTCTTCCATCAACTGTTCTCTACTCATTAACATATCAAGTTGATTGTTCATTATACACACTCACCGAGTTCTGCATCAATAGCATCAACAATCGTCGTGTGAATGTTATCGTAGTCTTGCAGGTTGATTAACACGTCCTCACAAACTTCTTTTGATTGTTGTACCTCATCACCATTATCATCGTACTTCACAACATCTTCGCTAGTGTAAATCCACCCTGCTGCTGGTGCATCTTCGCCCTGTTGTTCAATAAGATTTTCAACCCTTGCTTTGAGTGCTTTGAGTGAATAGAACTGTGATGCCATTGTTGTTAGATAGTAGGGACAATAAAAAAGAGGGGCATAACCCCTCTCACTCATGCAAACTCTGCAAAGGTGTAACCATTGACGAAATCACTCACGACTTTGTTGTCACGAACGTACCATGCAAAATCTTTCTGAAAGATGCCATCGGTGAATGCACAACAGAATTCGTTGATGATAGCGTTCAATCTAGATTTGGTGGTGGTAGACTGCCAACCTCCATCAAATACAGTGACGAAATCATCACCAACCTTTGCAATCAAGTTACCATGCAGACGCACTTCAGACACGCCATCGGTCGTGGTAACAGTTGTGTTTGCTTTAGACCAGTTGGCGTTGCCGTGGATGGCAGCGTTCATTTGAGTTTCGATCTTACGCATGATTGGGGTCGGTTGTTTGACTTGTTAATACAATACAGGAACGAGAGGAGAAATCAACCCCTACCGTGCCACCTTGTCAACCGTCACACGGCAACCCTCGATTTCACTTATGTTATGGGCAACAATCATTGCTGCTCCATAGTTATCCACTAGTGTACGTTGATCAACATCCTGTGTGCGATGTTTGGTCACTATGTAACCCCTACGTGTTGATGGGGTAGTGATGACTCTCATCTGAAAATGTTTCAACTGTGTATACACTACATGATCCACATCAAAATGCAAGTGATAGTGGACAGTTCAACTTGTGTCCACTACCTATTGACAATTCAGTCAAATTCATCGTAGTTTCTGAACTTGGCAGATCGTTTTGCTCTGCTCTTGAATCTCTTGGCATTCTTAACATCATATCCAAAGTGTTCATAATCATCTTCAATCTGAAGTTCTTTATGATTACTATCTGGATTGTACTTACGATTGTTTTTCATTGTTATTAGTCAGTAATAGCAATTATAGAGTAATTATTTAGAATTATCCTTGTTTTCAACTATATTTTTGTGTTTTAGACTAGTTGATACAAATTTACCAATACTTTCTTTGTTATTGATAGTATTTGTAAGGTTTTCTACCCATTTTGTATCATTTATAGTGTAACTATACTCTTTATCAGATGATTTGAACACAATAGTAAGACTATCTTCATTAGTTGTTAAACTAAAGATAGCAGAAGATTCAAAATCCTTAAATTCCATTTTTTTAATTAATTGAGTTTTCTGAAAAAGTCAAAAAACTGACTTTTCGCCTTTTTCATGTTTCTATAATAACCCAGAAACGCCAATTTGTCAAGGGTCTCGGGGTCACTTCGCAGGCTGTCACATAGCTCGTTGACTTTCGAGTGCTGGGGTGCTAAGCCAACTACAACCCCGCACATTACCTATGTTTTTTAATACATTTAGTTTTCCACAGGTTTTTCCACAGGTTGTTAAGAAACTATCAAATTGTGTTGTTGATAACCCTGATGGCTACTATGGAGTGCCTTCGCGGCGTATCTCCAGTATTTCAGGCTTATTTAACAACTTCTCTTCATGCACTGAATGTATGTGTTGTCCTCTCTTCATCATCTTAAGTGATGCTTCTTGTGCTGATTGGAGAGTAAAATAGACTGCCTTTGTCCTTGTACTATGTGTATGGTTATAGTATGTGTGATCATACTCAACAACATAGTATTTGGTTGGTGCTTTATGTCTATAGTTCAAGAGGAGAGTTTATGTATTTTGTTTCTTACCTTCTGTAAGATAACCATTGATTGTTTATCAGGTAAGGTCTTGATTAATATCTGTTCAAGATATTGTAATTCTTTTAGGTCAAGTGTCATGAGAGATGAATTACCTTGTAATACTTTGTGCCATGGTGCATACAGTGGTCCATCATAGTTCATTTACCAACACCATAATCAGGTGCATGTTGTTCGAGTTGTTGAATTGCCTTACGTGTCTCTTCATTCTCTTCCCACACCCACTTGTCACCTTTACTATTAGTAAATTGTTTTGTTGTCTTCTTAAGTTTCATTGGAAGAAGTCCTCTAGGGTGGAGAATAGTTGACGTTTAGGTTTCTTGTAGTTAGACTTGAATTTGTGAGTATGATCAGGGAAGATGTCAATACGAGAGTTCTTCTTGTTGAGTTTGTATCTAATGAGGTGTTTGTTTAGATGATGTTCACACTCAAACATAGCAATGACCTTATCATTATGATAGATCCATTCAAGTCTGTAGGGGAAGTGTTTGGCATGTGTGGGCCAATCAGTAATGTTCTTCCGCCGATCCGTAATCTTCAAGATCTTCGGAGAGGCTTTGGATTTTCTTTTTGTAGTAGAGGGCTTCGAGTTCTTCTTCATTGTAGTAGACAATCAGGTCATCATCATCTTGGTGATCAGGATGCATCCACTCATAGAATTCATCAGCAATTGCGAAAGCATCTTCCATACGATCTTTACGTATGAGAAACTTGAATCGTCGTAGTCTATTCTCCATGATGGCATCCATCTGTCTGGAGAGTTGTTCAGCGGTTGCTTTGTTCATGAGTGGTGAGAAGTTCATTCTTGAGGTGATCATACTGTACAAAAGTATGATTGGGTGGCAGTGCTTTCATCAAAGCAGCAGCAAACTCTGCAGGATAATGACCATGATAACGCCAGAACAGTTGATACTCTCGATCAGAGATATCAAGACGTGGTTTGACCTTCAGTTCTTCGGTGATGGGTTCTAGTAGTTCTAGAACATGTTCAGTGACGAGATTCATTTAACAAATACCTTGTTGTCTTTGGTGTGTTCTTCAGTGAGTTTCACGATTTGTTGCATGTGATAAGCAAGATGTGCCAGATACTCCTGTTCATCTTCATCAACCTCATCGTATGCAATATCGTATGCATCATCGATATCAACCGTGTTATCATCATAACAGGTCATACCATACATTGTATCAGTAGAAGAATCCATCGCGTAAGCATTACCAGCAGCAACGAGGTAGAACATGATTGATGATGAAAGAACTATAGTAATTTAGCACAGTTGTGCTGTGGTGTCAACCTCTACGGTAAAGATAACCACCAGCCCAATCAGCATGCTCAAACATCCAATTGCGTTGTGAAAGAATGAGCATGTTGAATCGTACTCCCTTTGCAGGTGACTTGAATGATGCTGGCTTATATACTTCACCAGTCTTACGATCAACAAATGCATGTACTGATCTAGTACCACCAGTCGTCATAATGATCTTGTGATACTTACGACCACTATCAACAGTAAACTCATAACCACAATTACCATCTTGTAAATCTGCAATGCATGCAGCATGATACTCTGGACGATCAGATGATGGCATCAAGAACTCTTGACGACGTATTGCCTCACTAATATAATTAGATAGCAATGCATCACATAACTCAAAGCAATACTTGGTGATATTGAGTTGAATTGTGTTCTGTGCATCACGTTGAGCACAATAGTCTGAAAACTCTTTGTTCAATGGTGTCGTGGTCATGAGGGTTCCTTGCTGTTGTGTTTAGTATAATGGATGGAGAGCGTCAGACCATACGTACTGTGACACTATGAGTACCGTCCTTGTTCAGTTGACGGCATAGCAATTCAGAATGTATGCTACGTGCCAACTGCTGATCAAGCGTCTCATAACATACCTTACCCTCTTCAGGAGTGATAGCAGTGACCTTGTAGTATTCAGAGCAGAGCATGGTGTGTTCCCTTGACTCTCTTAATATACAGCTGTATGGGGTCACTGTCAAGCGTTCTCACCAGTTCTTGAACTGTCACCCATGATTGTCCATAAACTCATCTAGTGTGTAACCTTCACCAGTTGATGTCTCCTCTACCAATTCTTCAATGGTAAGTAACTCTAACTTGAGACGATACTCCTCTGGTGTGTCATCATCAGGATCATAATCATCATGACAAAGATAGTCCCACTCATGTACGAGTGCATCAATCAGTTGTTCCTTGCTGTACGTTAGTGTCATCGGTTTCAGTTGGTTGTGGTGCTACTGATGGTACGAATGGATCACGATCACGATTCCGAATCACAATGAATGCATCATGATTATACTTTACCTCACCAAGTTGTGATGACCACTTCTTATTATATCCTTCAGGTTGTTCAATACCTGATGTCTGACTACCTGAAATTGTAATCTCAATGTCATCATCAAGTTCCCAATTCAACTTCTCAAACAATGATAGGATTAACCTCTCTAATGGTGATTGCTTATGTACTGTAGGATCATCATAGAGTCCAGGACTACGATAAGTATTTGGATCGTCCTCCGTATTCATTTGTTCGATGTTCATGGGTTTACATACGATTTGAGTAATGGCATTGCACTGAATGCTGTGGTGCTGTTAACGTCAACAGTTTTACCTGGGCGTTTGTGATTGACTGGTGCAACATAGCACCGCTTCTTTGTGTTGTAGAACCCCCAGATTGAGACGATAGGCTCATTAGTGTAACTATACCTAGCGTGATTCCTAATCCAAATGCCAATGATATTTGGTTTAAACTCTTTCGTTTCATAACTAAAACCCTCTGGTGGTTGATGTGGGAAATCAGTTGGTAATGTCATACAGCATCTAACACTAACAACAACTCATAGCCTGACTCACAGTCATTTAACCAGTGAAGATATGCTGCCCACTGTTGTACGTTCACTGTCATTGTTGTTTCTGAATGGTTGAGTTGTAGTAGTTCATCATCTTACTATCACGATGTGCAAGGAACATCAAATAAGATGACATTGCAAAGATCGTGACAACAAATGCGAGTGAGTATTGAATGAGGTTTAACTTACTCATCCTACTGCCATTGGACGATACTCTGAACGAGGCATTTGTGACATGTTGTATCCATTAACTGTAGCACCGTTAGCAATACGTGTCTCCCACTCGTTACGTGCTGTGAGAGCAGTGACAGTGCTGTAAGACTTGAGACCATTAGCATTCCAGGTGACACGTTTCTGGAAACGCTTAACGATCACACCATCCTCTTCAGCGATGAATGCTTCGGGAAAGAAGTCAACTGTGCAGACGTTGTTTGTGAGTTGCATGGTGTGGGTTGGTTGCTGATGAATTAAGTATAGGGCATCTGGTGCCCTGTGGGTCAGTTGGTGGGCACTTCGTCCGCTGGCACACGGGAGACAGTGAAACTCTTGATCTCATAGGCTCTCCATGCATCACATGCCTCTTGCACCATACGCTCGAACTGCCTCTCCATGCCACTGTGAGTCGTACACTTGCCACACTTGCGGAAATAGGTGATAGGGTGCTGTGGTGACGCGAGAGGCTTGACGACGATCTTGTAGTGAGAGTGCTTGACTGCTGTGACTGTCATGGGGTGCCTTGCTTTGACTCTCTTAATATACACGGTTATGGGGTGCTGTGCCACAATAGTGGACACTTCAAGAGGTGGTCAGCTTGGACATGCTGATCATGAGCAAGAACACTACCATGATCACCACGTCCCATGATTTTGTCCTGATGAAGTATGGAATGCTGATCACATCAGCAACACAATTTAACACCACACCAGTGATTACATTCACATGCAAGATAATAAAATAGGCAGTGATGACTCCAACACTGCCTACAACTCTCGCTTTACTATCGAGTTTCATTAGAAATCATTGTTGCTCTTCAAACTATCAGAAATTGCCCATAGTGCGTCGGCGGTACAGGTTGTGTTGAAATCTTCAGCACAATTTGTAACAAGTGATGCAACAAGATCAGGGTTTTTCTTGGCATATCCTTCACCAAAACGTGTTTCAATCAAGTCAATTACTTCGTTAAGGTATACTTCTACCGTCGAACCTGCTTGGCGCATGGCGTTGGTAGCATCGATTTGTGGTCGTGTTGTCATGTGTGTGTGTTGTGACGTTTACAATTTAGGACTTACACAATATGATGCCTAGTTTCATACTAATTGCTTACGAATATTCTTCAGATCAAATAGAGCAATATCTATCTGTGCTGCGAGTATACCTACAGCATATGCATATGAAGGGGCAGGACAGTCGTCTATGGGGTCCACGAAGGGCGTTCCATCCACGTCAACGGGGCAATCCATCCTAGTCGCTGCGTTGGCACGTTCTAGCGCCTCCTGGAGGGACTTGATTGTACGCTCTAGGTTCTGATCAATGAACATTAGTTCCCAGGTGGATGGTGACATGCCCTATGATACAGCCTAGTAGTCTGCTAGCAGGTCTTCGGGTACAGTTTCAACACTGTCCCACAGCACCTGCTCGGCTGCTTCACGTAAGATAGACTCGCGAATCGCTGGATCATCAGTCCAGTCACCTTCATAGTTGTACTGTTCCATGTTGTCAAGAATCACGTCGGTTTCCATTGATAAGGTGAATTTTGTGAAAGTTTTGTTTGTATACTACGAGACAAACTGATCTAGGAATGTTATCGGGTACGACTTTGATGCATATGGTGCATTGTTGATCTTCATAGTTGAAAGTCACAACACCATAGTATCCGTCATACTCTACTTCTGTTCCTATTGGATACATAGTTGTCTCTCGTACATGGTTGATCTTGGATCGTGAGGAAGTCTGTATCAGGATAGAGTGTGTGAGCAATATACATTGCTAACTCTCTATTTGGTGCAATGAGATGAGTTTCAACAGTATATACACCATTGGGTGGTTCTGCTTGATCATCTTGCCACTCTTGTTCGAGTTCAAGTCTCCACACATGACCACTGTCTAGATGCGAATCAAAGTCATGAATAACATCAGCAGTCATAGAATCTATCATGCATGTCGGACATTTGTTGTTTGAGTTGTTCGATGTAAGCAGCTTGATCGTTGATCGTGTCTGCGTGATCTTTGATGAGTGATTTCATCTCATCTACCATGGATTGTTCGATATCAGTCATGGATGAATACTTGTGAATTATTCAATGATATGTATACTACAGAAGAAACTCTTCAATGTAATAATCCACTGTCACTTCATAATATGCTGCACGAGATTCTAATGCCATGGCAAATACATCAGGTTCATCAATAGCAGCATTCTGCGACGATGAGTTTAACATCGGCGTAGTTGTTGTATCCGTTGTATTTGACGAAATCGCAGACAGTTTGTGCAGTTTGTCGAGAAACGATGTGTCGTTGAAGAAATTTTCCACTGTTAGATTGAATGGTGAGTTCGTACTTTTGCATGATCAGTTGTTGTCGTCAGT